CTATTAATGATTACCAAAAGCAGGGGTTTGTGGCTGGTACTTATCTGACGATTCGTGTCTCAGGTAATCAGGTGAAGGACGAGGAGAACCAGATGGATCTCGGACCTTACGAGAATCTGATCGCCCCCGTGCTCGCTCCATCGCTGCCGACAGTCACCTACCCGCCTGTAATCCCGGCGTCCTGACTCGTCTGATTATGGGCTGAGAAGATACCTTCGCTCTAGCGAGTTGTACTGAGTTTAACAACGCCTAGAGTAGAGGAAAAGGCCTAGATGCCTTCTGGCCCGTGGTTTGCCGTAAATCAAACTACCACGCAAGAATGGGCGCAGGCTGGCACCTTTTACTCTGGGATAGATGAGGCCAAGGTGCGGGATTCCGCCAAGCAGGCGGCTACTCACATCACTTCCACGATGCAGGACCGTATTCACCGAGGCCCTGATACCAATGGGGAGTTGGCTTCTCAGTTGGACTTTCGGGATGTCGCCAGCAACCTGAGCGCCTGGGACGAGGAAGATAACGTCTACGTCGGCGTACCCACCAAGCACCCTGTTTCGGATAAAGCGGCTTGGATGGAATTCGGGGACGAGGATCAGCCTCCTACCCCAGTTATGTTTTCCGCTTTACATGACGATGGTGTAAAGCAAAAGGTCGTAGAGACCTTTCATCAGCAATTGGCAAGTAAATGACTGACCTTGCCACTGATACCGCTGCCGTTACAGGTATTTATCAAGGCTATCTTCTTGAAGAAGATGAGGCCTTAAAGAAAAAGCTGCAGGGAATTACTATTACGGACCCAAACAACAGGGCACGTCCTGTTCTTGTTTGGTATCGGATGCCTCAGCCAGAAGAGCGCACGGTTACTTACCCATATATCATGATTGATTTTATTGGGGAGACCATTGCTCATGAGCGAGAGCATCGAGGAAGAATTTCTCCTACTTATCGCCCTAATACAAATGTTCCTTACGGTGAGTTTGACACTCCGGTAACTGAATTTCCTATCCCGATGGACCTTCACTATCAAGTGTCGGCGTTTGCCCGTGCGGCCCGTCAGGACCGTGAGATGCGGGAAGCACTGATGGATTCAGCCCGACTGCACCCTCGGTTTGCCTTTTTAGATTGCCAGGGTGGTACTTGCCGTCGTATGGAAGTTACTGGGCCTTTTTCGGGAGATGCTGTTGATAGTGATGGTAAGCGCCTCTTCCGCAAGATTTATAATGTAAGCGTTTCTTCGGAAATTAGCTCTCAGGTTTTGTTGGAGAGCAGATTGAAGAAGATTTACTTCACCCTGATTGACACTAATGGTGGCTCTAAGTAGCATTTTTAGATTTATTTTTCGACGCATAAACCTAATTAACTACAAGGAGTCCTGAAATGCCTTCGCTACAAAGAGCCGGTGTCTTTGTTCAGGAGACAAATTTTACATCGTTTACAAATGCTCCTCCGGGTAATTCGGTAGCGGCGTTTGTAGGCCAGCACAACCGAGGCCCAATTGATCAGGCTGTTTTCGTCACTTCCTGGTCTAATTTTGTTAACCAGTTTGGTGGGTTTAATGGCGTTAACTCCCCGACCAATCTTCAGTTGGGAGTTTATACGTTCTTCCAAAATGGTGGGACTAGCTGCTATTGCGTGCGGGCTACCGGCTCAGCTACGGCAACTTCCTCTCTTGTTCTTTACGACTCTACAAATAGTGCCTCAACTATTGCTTTGACGGCGGATAACCCTGGAGTGTGGGGGAATAACATTGCGGTAGGTGTTTCTGCGGGTCTCCCTGTTCCCCTGCCTTCGGTCAACCTCACGACTACGGCAATAAGCTCACAGCAACTTTTAAGTGCTGCCCCGAGCACCTTTGTTACCTCATCGGTTACAGCGGTTTCTCTTGCTCAGCAAGGATTTGGGGCTAGCTCTACGTTTCAAGTAGTGGATGTAGCTAATACCAACTGGACAGTAACTTATGCAGGTCTGTCCAATTATTCGTTCTTAAACTGCACTATTACGGGCAACGCCTCTATTGCCGCAAGCCAGTATGTAACGCAGACGATTATTCCGACCATTCCTAGTTTTAATCTTACTGTTTATTACGGGGGCACTACAAATGCTTTTGTAGTGGAACGTTGGTCAAATTTGACAATGGTGGCCGGGAATAGTCAGTATTATTTTACGGCTCTTAATAGCTCGGTGTCTGGGTCTAACTGGGTAGTTGCCAGCACAAGTCCTACTGGGAATATACCTAAAACATTTACGGCAGGTACACCTACTGCGGGTGCCCCTACAGGTGGTCTATTTACTGGAGGTAATGACGGAGTTGCTATTGGGGCTGGTGGCTATACCACGTCAAGCGGAGGCGCTTCTACTGCCAGTGGTTTCTTGAATGCGCTAGACGCTATTTCTGGTCCACTTATTCTGAATTTACCTGGGGTCACTAACGGGACTGACTTAAGTAATGCAGTCGGTTATGCCGCTGGACGGCAAGATATTTTCACAGTACTTGATCCCCCGCAGGGTCAGTCTGTTACTCAGGTTACTACCACTGTGGTTAATGCAATTAATCCTTCCAATGTAGGCCTGTCGGTAGACCCATTTAGCTTCGGGGCCATGTATTACCCGTGGATTTCTATTGCTGATCCGTCCACAAGCTCTCCGGGCGCCACACGGTTGGTTCCTCCTGGTGGCCTAGTGGTTGGGCAATACACCCGTACGGACTCTCTGCGGGGTGTGTTTAAGGCTCCTGCAGGACTGCAGACGCAGCTAAGTGGTGCAGTTGGTGTGGAGATTATGTTGGCGAACGCTGATCTTGATACCTTGAATTCCGGAATTACTTCCGGAGGTATTTCTCCTCCAGTCAATGCAATTCGTCAGGTGCCTGGCTCAGGAATTGTTATCTGGGGCGCCCGGACTCTTTCTGGTCAGCTTCAGAATCGCTATGTGCCAGTGCGTAGGACACTTATTTATCTTCGCTGTGAACTTTTGGCGAGGACTAATTTCGCTGTATTTGAGCCTGATGATTGGACACTGTGGAACAATCTTGCGTCTGTGCTCAGTAATTTCCTGGGCCAATTTTGGCAGACTGGTGGACTTGCCGGTCAGTCTGTGGCCGAGGCCTTCTTCGTCACAGTCGATGACACAAATAATACGCCAACAACCATTGCCAATGGTGAAGTTCATATTGATGTCGGTGTGGCCGTTGAGCGTCCTGCTGAATTCATCATTATTCGTCTTGGGCAGTGGGATGGCGGCTCTCAGGCCACCATCATTGGATAAGGAGATTCATAATGAGTACACGGCCACTTTCTTCAGATCCATTGAGAAACTTTAAATTCCACGTCAGCATTAACCACGGGTCTAACCCGAATTTGGCTCGACTTGGGTTTATGTCTGTCAGTGGATTAACTGTGCAGTCTGAGGTTATCCCCTACCGAGAGGGTGGGTCTAATACCACCACTCGTAAGATGCCTGGGCAGACCGATTTTGGTCCTATCGGGTTTTCTCGGGGGATGATGGCTGTTCCTATTGATGCAGGAACTACCGGGGGTACAAGAGACCTTTGGGACTGGTTCTTGCAGTTGTTCTCTGTGCTCGATGGCATGGGCCAGGGTCCAGCCGGTACGGATTTCCGAGCGACGGTGGATGTGGACGTGCTTCAGCACCCAATTACGGTCGGCCCTGGGTCTCCGTTCTCCACTACCTCAGCTATCAAGGCTCGCTTTCAGATCTTTAATGCCTGGCCTATGAGCCTTTCTTATTCGGATCTTGATGCTGGTGGCAATGGTGTAATTATTGAACAGCTAACACTTGCTCATGAAGGATTCCGCATTCTTTGGGCGCAGCCGGGTACTGATCCTGGTTCGTGGCTTCCTGAGACTGCGGGTAATGGAAATAATGTTGGTGCATAAGGAGAATTAAAACGTGGTAATGACCGAGAATGATGACCCAACTGTTGTTGATTTGGACAGTGGTCCTGATGCATTAAATGCAGCAGCGGCCTTAGCCTTAAAGTCTGATCCTGTTCCTGTCCCAGTTCCCCCGGATACTACGGTTAATCTTCCGGGGGGACTTATTAACCTGCATGGTCAGCTTATTGATACTGCAGAGGTACAGGAATTAAATGGAGAGGATGAGGAATTCCTTGCCAAGGAAAAAGGATCTGATACTGTACCAAAAATTATTACCTCTATACTTTGCCGAGGAGTCGTGCAGCTTGGGGACTTTCCTTTAAACCGTACGACATTTAATTCTTTATTGGTGGGTGACAGACTTGCTTTATATATTGGTATTAGGCGAGCTACATATGGTAATGACGTACCTTTGTCCTTGATCTGTCCGGTGTGCAATACCACTTTTGCCGTTGCAGTTGAATTACATGATTTAGAAGTTCGTCAGATGGAGGATCGTACTAAGCGGACTTTTGAGGTTTCGCTTAGGCATGGTGGAGTAGCCGAGGTTCGGCTTATGACAGGCGATGTTCATGAGGCTATGGAAGAGGCGAAAATTGCCGCTGAGCAGAACACTATTGTCTTGAGTAAAACAATTACTAAGCTTAATGGTTCTCAGATTATTGATAAGGCCGCTGTTTTGCGGCTTGGTTCTATGGACCGAAGGAATATTATCAAGGCTTTATCTGATAACCAGCCTGGCCCAATCCTTGAAGGTATTAAGGTTCCTTGCTCAGCGTGTGGGGAGGTACGGGAAATCACGCTGTCCGTGATTGATCTTTTTCGCACTTAAGAGATCTTATAGCACATTAATGCACTCCTATGAAACAATTGCCAGGACTTTCCCTGGCTGGTCGTATAAAGAGATACAGAATTTTTCTGTAAGAGTAAGAGAATATTGGCGTGAAGTAGCAATTAATAGGGCTTAATGTGTCTAATTTACCTCCCACATTTTCTACTGCCTCAGGAGGCGCTGAACCCAGCCCCGTTGGTGGGGCTTATTCTGGTTGGTCTTCTAATCCTGGGGTTTCTTACGCTGCCTCACTGTTCCAAGCGAGTGGCCCGAAGACTTTCGCCAATGCTGTTGGCAGTGTGGCGGATAACTTCAAAAAAATCACAGCCAATATTCAAGATCTGAAGAGCAAGGGTCTTCCGATCTTAGATGAATTAACCCAGAAATTTGATAAGCTGGTTCAGAGTTCCAATCTTTTTGCTAAAAACCAAAGGGCAGGGGGAAATACAAGTACAGCAAATGTCTTAAACAATGGTGGAATGGGCAGCACTCCCCCGACACATACACCGATGACCTCTATGCCTAATGGAGGCACCAGTGCGTTGCCTAAAAACCCCTGGCAGCCTATTAATACCCCGATGTCAGGAATGCCTTCATTAGGTGGAGGCCCTTACGGAGGAGTACCACCACTTAATGGCGGGGGATATTCAGGGATACCCCCCCTTAATGGGCAGGGATACCCCCAGCCCTCTCAGATACCTAATGGCGGTACATCCTCATTTGGGGGCGTGCGGTATGGGCAGTTAGCCGCTGGATTAACTACAGCGGCGGGTGCGGCTCTTCAGCGTCAAGCAGCACAGGTCATGCCTGCAGCACAAGCACAAAATATGGTGGCTAACCAACAAGCCATCATGACGCCAGGAGCTTATTCAGGAGCAAGAACTAATAGTTTTGTAAACCAGATGAATCAAGGGTTTACAGGTTATAACAGCAACACTGACCTTGCTCAGATGGAGCAACAGCTTGCTAATATTGGGCTTACTCCAGGGGGTAATCAGTATAATTACGCTCGGACGCAGACCTCTGGTATTTCTTTATTAAATCCAGGCCTAGGGGCAGCCGGGGCGGCACAAC